TAAATACTTACGTAATCTTCTGGAAGAGGATACTTACTTTAAGAAAATAGCGCGATGGAAACATGCATTGCGTAATGGGTCTGACGATGAAGATTTTGCAGACTTTGTATTAATTGATGCTTTTGGTTGGTCATGGGATGAAATAAACAATATTCCAGAACAGAAGTATCTTGCTATTTCTAAAATATTGTCCTTAAAGAATGCTGAAGAAGCAAAGCAGGCTAAACGACAGAAGCAGAAGAAAAGGTGAGATTGATGCAACTTGGAGATAATGACATTGTAATTTATGTCGGCGGTAATATTACTGACTTTCAAAATAAGATGGCACAGGCACAAGGTATTACTGCCGCTACTAGTGCATCAATGGCAGGAACAATAGGACGTATGGGTGGTTCTATTGAAAGAACACTCAAAACAACCGGCAACACTGTTGTAGGTGCTACGGGTGCTGCTTCTGTCGCAATGGTCTATCCTCTTACTCGTATTGCAGGTTCCATTTTTGAAATCGGTAGTGAACTTGATTCAATGTCGCAGAAAACTACCGCTGTTTTTGATTTGATGGGACGTGATGTAAACGATGTTAAGAAAGATTTAGAAGATTTTGCCTTTTCACTTGCCGGTAATGCAATGTTCTCAGCAAATGAGATCATGGAGTCTATGTATGGTATGGCTCAGGCAGGTATGCAGGTTGAAGATATTTATACATTAATGCCTGAAGTTATCAACCTTGCAACTGCACAAAACATGGATCTTGATACTACTTTTAAAATGTTATACGGAACATTGCAGGCATATAAATTAAATGCTTCTGATGCTACAAATGTAACTCACGCTATGGCAGCATCAATGAGTGCATCGGTGCTTGATGCTGAAGATTTAGTGTATGCAATGAAATATATTAATCCTACATTTGCTGCGCTTGGTTACAGTTATAATGAAGGATTAACAATGATTGCAATGTTACGTGATTTGACTTTCACTGGTCAGAATGGTGGAAGAATCTTACGTGACGCATTTACTGATTTAATTGCCCCTACTGCTGAATCAATGAATATTATGCGTAAGTGGGGTATTTCGGTCTATACCAACAGTGAAGAAATAAATGGTTTAGTTGCAGAGTATTATAGTGCATCTGAAGCACTTGAACAGATGAAGAGTGATACATCTGCATCTAATGAAGAAATACAAAAACATAAAGATTTTATTATTCAGTTACAAGGGCAGATGGTAGGTTTAGATAAATCATCTGAGCAATATAAGAGTTTAAAGAAGGCACTTGATGAAGCACTTTACGCAGAACGTGTAATGAAGAATGAAGTTAGTAAATCTAATTCTGCAATAGAAACACAGACTGCTAAAGTAAAAGCCCTTGAAAAACAAGTTAATGATTTCTCCGCTACTGGAATGAAAGCACCTGCTGAAATTCTCAATGAGTTGTGGAAAGCGCGTGAAGCGGGCATGACTGAAGGTGAGTTTTCTACTGTTTTTGGTAAACAGTCATATGCTGCAATGATGCAACTCACCAGAGATAAGGAAAAATATGCTGAAGTTTTAGAGTATGTTACTTATACTGAAGGTGAATTAAATGAAGCACAAAGACAAGCGGATATTGTAACTTCTTCTACTGCTGCAAGTTGGACTATTTTAAATAATCATATATCATCGGCGGCGGGTGAAATTTATAGATCCGTAGCACCTGCATTAAAAGTATTATTTGATTCGTTAAATGAGAACTTTGACGGTATTAAAGAGTTTTGTATTCTTGTAGCACAGAACTTTATTCCTATCTTACAAGATATTGCTAATCGTGTAATTGGTGTAGTTGAATGGTTTAATGGATTAGATGAAGGAACAAAGAATCTTATTGCCAAAATAACAGCAATGGGTGTTGCATTTACACTTATTGGCATTCCATTAATGTTATTTACTGGTATTATTTTATGGACCCTTTCACCAATGGTAGGTCTTGTCGGTAGAATAGGACTTGCAATAGAGCGTATTGGAATCTTACGTGCAGGGATGGTTACACTCAATCCTGACGCTGTAATCTTTGGTAAAAACATAATGGATATCAAGGATTCAGTAGGAGCATTTGCATCTTCATTACTAAACATAAATGGGCCACTAACCGTTGTTAAGAGTGGTATTGCATCATTTGTAGGAACATTCAAAACTCTTGGTGTTGGCGGTGTAGTTCAAAAGTTACTCTTAGGTGGACTTTCAGGAGTTTATGGTGCTATTACAGGTGTGGGTGGAGCATTCACAGCCGCTATTCCTGCAATCATGGGCGCTGTTGCAGCATTGTTACCCTTGATTGGTTGGATTGTTTTAATTGTAGCGGCAGTTACCGCACTCTGGTTTGCCTGGAAGAATAATTGGTTTGGAATCAGAGATATTACTGCCAATGCTATCACGTTCATAATGGATCATATTAAAATTCTTACTGATTTTATTAGTGAAACGTTTGGTGTAATCTTTGGTAGTGTTTCTAATTTATTTGATGCATTTATTAATGGTGATGTAAACGGACTATTCAACGCTTTAGGTAGTCTTATTGGTGGAATCATCAGGTTAGTGGGTGGTTTACCGCTTAAGATGCTTGAGGTTGGATTCCGTATGATCATTGATTTCTGTAAGGGAATCATTGATGCTGCACCGAATGTTGGTTCTTCACTTATTGAATGGATCTTAAATGGTGGAATCCAAGAGTTTATTGTTAATGCAATCAAAGCGGCTGTAGAAGCAGGTGCAGCATTTGTAAAGGGTTTCATAGATGGAATTACGGGTAAAGCACCTGATGTCAAAGAGAAGGCTAAACCTGTAGGCAAGGCGGTTACAGACGGCATAAATGATGGTGTAGAGTCTGGTTTACCCGATGTCTATAAAACAATGGAAGATGGTGCTGTAAAGAGTGCTAATATATTTGAACAGAAATTCAATGAAACGTTCAGTAAATTAGATACCAAGAATCTTACCGAAGATGAATTAAATAATTTTAAGGCACTTGAACTTTCAAGAAAGGTTATTGATTTAACAGAATTAACAGACGATGATAAACAGTTCATTGGTGAACTACAAACTATTATTGAACAGAATGGTGGTGAAATACCAGAGAAATTAAAGAAGAAAATAGATGAACAAGTAAAGGAACAGAAACCCTGGGCTGCCTTCCATGAAGAGTTTAGGAAAGAGTTTGATTTAATTCTTCAAGAATGGAACGCCATGAGTCCTGAAATGGCCCTAGAATTGAAAAAAGGATTTAAAGCGGCAGAACCTTTTATCAAACTTACTGATGGACTCCAAGATGAAGAAAAACAGTTGATTGGTTTCCTTGACTCTGTTGCATCTGAATCTGGTAAGTTACCTGAAGATTTACAAAATGCGTTAAACACTAAACTGAAGATGAAACAGCCGCTTGATAAATGGTGGACTGATTTCTATCAGAAGTGGAAGGATACAAAGAAATTAGTTGAAGAGAAAATAAATGAAGAACCTTTAACTATTAAAGTTGAACTTGAAATTATACCGAAAGAAGAAATTAAACCAGAAGTTGTAGAAGAAAAGAAAGAATATTCTAAAGAAGAATTAGAGCAAAAGGCAAGAGAAGCGTCTTTACTTTACAATAATAACTTTGCTGATGTTCTTACAGGTAAAACAAGTGCAACTGGACTTAAAACGATTATAAACGGTGAATTAAATGAGACTGTTAAAGATGCAGGTGTAGCGGGTGAAAATGCTGCAAAAGAGTTTGCAGATAATTTCACTAGTGGAATACGAGAAGAGGATATTGACAGACTGTTTATGGGGCCTGTCTCTTATGGTTTTGATGATATTTACACTAATGCTACTGTAATTGATTCTGAAGATATAACCATTGATGCAACTGTCACGCCTACAATCGATGAAGAAAAGAAAGAACAGGTAAAGGTTGACTCTAACACTGAGGGCAAGGAATTAGTTGAATCTTACAAGAAAGGTGTAGAAGAGAAGAAACCTGAACTTGACGCTACAGTAGATACAGTAAAATCATCAATCCTTGAGAAATTGAATCTTGCAGAGAAGGCGTATGATCTTGGTTACACATTTGTTAATTCCTACACGAGTGGTATATTAGCGGCACTTCCCGCACTTCAGGCGGCAGTTAATCAGATGAATGGTATTCTGAACAGTGTAGAAGCACCACCTGTCAGTGTTACGTATAATGTGTCTGCTGCAATGGTTAACTTCGACGGTTTACCGCAACTTCAGGGCAGTGGCACTACGAATAACTATGACATTGATGTAAACCTAAATAATGCAACAATTCGTAGTGAGCAGGACATAGATAAACTTGCAGATGCCGTGTATGAACGTATTAGTAGGAATGTGGGGTTAATAGCATGAAGGCAGTTCTCCGTGGACTACGTGATTATAATGTCAATTCCTACACGGTTACTCTGAAGAGTAATGAGAAGAAATACTGTGTTGTTACTATCTCTGCAAAAGACTACTACACGCTTCAGAGTGAGTCAGAGTTGATGTTGATTGTTGATGGGATGGAAATATTCACTGGCGTAATCAACAAGATCAATTTTGATTACTTGAACAATAAATACAACATTACTCTGGATGAACTTGCCTACAAGTTATCATTTGACTATGATTTGATGAGTAAAAGTGCAAGTTTTGACATCACTTATACTACAACCTCATCTGACATCATTTTGTCAGAGATCATCGCTGATACAGCGTTTACAGTGGGTTACGTGCCAATACAGATTATTCCTGAATTAAAAGGTGACAAACTCAATCGCTATGAATGGTTACGTCTGCTTGCAGAGAATTGTGTTTGTGGCCTGGATGTAAATGGTAAGTATACAACCAATTCTGCTAACATTGTCTCTGAACAAACTGCATGTGATGTGTGGATGGTAGGGAGTGAGGTTTTCATTGGTGTAAATGGTTGCACTCGTAGTAACAAGTCAAGTCATACCTGGAACAAAAAAACATGCGACATAACTAATGCAATTATTGATATTCCAGAGATTGAAGTTAATGTTCATCCTGTGCAGAAGGTTATTGTAATTGGTAAGAATAATATTTCGGGTGAAGCAAGTGTGGGGACAAATCCTACCATTGTTATTACTGATGATTCATGTACAGATGTAGCCGCATGTGAGAAACGTGCAAAAGATGAATTGAGTAAGCAGAATAAACTTACATCACTTACGATTAATGTTGATCCTGACTTGTTCTACTCGAAAGTAATTGAACTTGGTTGTCACGTTACTATAAATGAACCTGCATTCATCGCTGGTACGTATGAGATTATTGAAATGGAAATTACTCATGAAAAGTGTAGTATTACCCTTGATAGACCAAAGAAACGATTAGAGACTATACTTGATGATTTGAAGCGTCGTATGAATTTAATTGAGAGGTGGAGATAAATGTATATTGGAGATATTTATATTCCGTATGTTTCGGAATTTTCAGCAAATAAAACCACCAAAGAAAGTAAGGAAACTAACTTCATCTCTGGCGATGCTGATCTTGATGAGACTGCACCGAAACTGAAAGAACTTACTATAGCGGGTGTTGCAGCAGTATATGGAAGTAAAACTTCGGATGATTACGCTGATGATCTTGAAGCGGTATTGATACGTAATTCTGCCTACAATATTGTTGAGTATAATAATAAGAAAGGTTATTTTGTCCTTACGGAAGTTGACATTCCTGATACGGTAGAGAATCAGAATGCGCGTGAGTTTAGTGGAACAGGTAAGTTCCTTCCTGCTACCCGTTATGAGTGTTCTTACCGTGTAGAGACTGATTATGTTGTGAGTGATCTCGCAATTCAGTTCCCTCCAATCATCGCTCTTCCTACAGGTGCAACCAATGTAAGAATCAAGTCACCCTGGGAGATAATGTTCATTGATGAGTGGTATGGAACTGTTGGCAGTGATGGTAAAATATCCATCTTTAAACCGTTTCCTATTTTTGATGCTGATAATTATGCTATAACATCTACAGGCACTAAAACGTTTATGGAGTCTGCCTACGGATGTTTTGTAACAGTCCTTGATGCACAGAATGAGAAAACCGAATGGACTACTACTGTAGGCACAGATTTACCAAAGGGACGCTATAAGATTGTATTCCGCTTACAAGATTTAAATGTAACAGATGATATTGGTGTAATCGTAACAGGTAGTGTAAGTGGTGAACTGATTAATGAAACCTTTACTACGGGTGATACTTATTGGATTACGATTGAAACATCAGAGTTTGAAGTTATTACGCATGAGACATTAACCGTAGACATCAAGAAACTGACTGATACTGCAAACACTATTGAAGTGAACTACGGATTCATTCTTCCTACATATACTGCAAAGGTAGTGTTTGAGAATGATACTGAAGTAGATTGTGGTAACGTCAAGGTGTATGACACTAATGGTTCTACAAATGAATCTGAATGGAAACAAGTGTTTAATTACAACCATGACTTCTCTACGGGTATAGTAATTCAAAACTCATTCTTCCGTTGGTATGTAGATACAAATGAGGTTTGGGGTAATACAGGTGAGTTAACCAATCTCATCAATAATCAGGTAGGAAGATTATATCCACGTGCATTTAAGAACAATGATGTCAGTTACATTGTGAAGGAGATTCGTCCTGATCTAGTTGAGATTGAGTTCTCCCTGTTTGATGGTGAGTCAGATGCAGGTGCAACAGATTGTAGGG